AGCACAGGAAAAAAAGACAAAAAAAGCAATTGGCAAACAGTTGGACAATGCCTGGAGCTTGCTTGTAAAATTAAATGCGGGGATGAAATGCGAGTATTGCGGCAATAAGACCAATCTTAATTCCCATCACATTTATTCACGGGGGAAAAACTCTGTTAGATGGGTCGTAGAGGATGGGATTTGTCTTTGCGTTGGTCATCATATCGGAATGCAGTTTTCAGCCCACAAAACTCCTGCATCATTTATTATGTGGCTAATCGGTTATAAAGGGAGTGCCTTTATGGAGAACCTTCAATGGAAATCAAACCAAACAAGCCATTTATCCGAATTTGATAAAAAGATAATACTTGAAGAATTAAAGGCAAAAATAGCTGCTTTTAATTTAGATTGATTCTTAATGTTTTAATAATTAAATTTGTTTTATGAAGGATTCAACATATCAATCACTGTCATATTTAATTTCGAGACCCGCTTTTGATTTGGCGTGGGATGACTTTTTTTGTGACAAACTGATATGCGAAAGCAATATTAAAGAATTTGTTAAATGGTTAATAATTTAGTGTTATGGACGATAAGATAATAGCAATAAGCAAATATCTGCCTTATGGGCTAAAAATGTACAATAAAGGTATTCATGAGACTTTAAAAAAGGCGGGGAAAGAATATACCCCAAGTACATTGAGACACCTTACAATAGATGGGCTATTCTGGGTTGGAAAAGAACAAGATAGTCGTAAAATAGGGGAAGATGTTTATAAACCATTACTCCGGCCATTAACTGACTTGACCGAACCTATTCTGAAAGATGGCGAAATTCCTCTTTTTAAAATACTTAAAATGATTTTTCCTAAAGCCTATAATATATCTGTCAGACAAAAATTTATTGTTTTCGATTTTACGTTTAATGATCAATTTTTGGACATTACTAATTATAGTGATATAAAATTGTTTTATGATGAATTTATTAATTGTTTTATGGTTGACTTTGGCGGTATCCCAAGACCGATAAACAGACAACTTCTGTTTTTTGAAAAGCTTTTAGAATGGCATTTTAATGTATTCAATTTACCGGAAGATTTGTGGATTGATATTAACCAACTATCTAAATATAAATTGTAAAATATCATAGAAATATTCAAATAATTATTATATTTGAACATGGAAAAAATAATTTACATAGATGGAATATTGAAAACAGATTACTCTGTTTCTAATTGCGGTAATATTTATTCGAACAAATTCAATAAAAGGATAAAGTTAAAACCAAATAAAATTAAGGGTGGATACTTAATAGTAAGACTTTATGTAGATGGGGTTATGTATGATAGATTGGTTTCCGTTTTAGTTGGAGAATATTTTGTTCCAAATCCCGATAATAAACCGCAAATTAATCATAAGAATGGTAATAAATTAATCAACAATGATTGGAATTTAGAATGGACATCTCAGTCAGAAAATATACAACACGCATATAAGACTGGATTAATGAGTAAAACATATAAAGATTGTTACAACGCTAAATTAAATGAATTAGATGTAAAAAACATAAGAATCATGTTATATAATAATGAAAAACAAAGAAGTATCGCTAAAACTTACAACATTAGCGAACAGGTTATTTCTTCAATAAAACACAATCGGTCGTATAAAAATATCGGACTTATTGATAGGGAATTTGCAATTAACATTAATTCAGTAAATTAACTATTATAAAAGAAAAATTAAAGGAATGGATTGAATCCGGGGTTAAATATCACTGGCACTCCGATGAATTATTGGTTATGCCAAACATCAACGAACTTAAAATGTTTTTTGATATTGTTGATTTTAATTATTTTGAAGATAGTTAAATACCTTGCGGTCTAAAACATAGATATGTTGTATTTGATTTATGCTCAATAATATCTAATAGTGAGGCTGAACTTGTTTGCCCAAAAAAAGAATAAATATGACCAACGATGAGTTTAAAATATTAGAAATTTGCAGGACTGTTGAAAACTATTTTGACCTTTTGCCCGGTTCTCTCCATTTAAAAACCAGAAAGAGGGAAGTAGTTCAAGCCCGCCAAATTGCCATGTATTTTGCAAAACAAATGACCAAATCATCACTTGCTTCAATTGGTTCTCAAATTGGTTATAAAGACCATGCCACTGTACTATTTGCAATAAGAACCGTTAATAACCTAAGACAGACAGATAAAGAATACCGGGATAATTTTGAAAAATTAGAAAAAAAATTATCTATTACATATATTTCGGAAGAAGAGCGCAAGAATGCAATTATTGAAGGATTAATTTTCTGTTTTGCACTCGAGTTAAAAAAGAAAAAAGAATTTCAAGAAATTTTTACAAAATTTATTTTAGAGACAAAAAGTTATGAAAACAAAAAAATTAATACGGTATAGACTGGCCGTGAGCCGGGTGTTTCCAACAATACACGAAAGAGTGGGTGAACCTACTTTTTTTGTAGAAAAATTGGAAAGAACGCTTGAATTAAAGTATTCAAAATTACACCTTGAATTGGAATTAACAAAAATACATACCATTCGCAGCAATTATCCGCTTTGGAAAAAACGTTTCGAAAAGATAAACCGTGGCGAAGCTGTTTTGGAGTTGTATTACTGGGAAAAACCCGGAGGATGCTACGTAGAAGGTAACAAGCAAATTGTTTTTTGCCAATTATCTAAAGATGATGGTATAGGATTACAGAAACTTGCATTTCTATCATATTATTGGATTAATCCTGTATTGGTTGACGAAAATGATATGTGTACAGGATTAATGGTAAATGAACTTGCCAAAAATGACGGCTTATTACTCAATGATTTTAAGGAGTGGTTTAAAAAGTACGATCTTTCAAAACCAATGGCGATTATCCACTTTACAAATTTCAGGTACTAATGGACCCTATTTTTAGCCCACTACAGACCATTGTAATAATTTCGGGTATCAACCGACCTGTTACGGCTCGTTTTGTTGGCAAATCGCTCCGAAACTATATTTTTGAAAGGGTAACGGTGGATGGGCGGCGGTACAAAAACGGTAATCTAATAAATATTCAGAAATTCCATTTTGGTAGCGATAAAATAAACGGCAAACAAGTAATTGTAACAGAGTAAATAACCAACAAAACACAGTATGATGGAAAAAGTTTTAATGAAATGGCTAACTAAATTAGAATACATGTTGGCCGATACAATGCCATATAAAAATGAAGAACCAGATGTTTTTGAAACACAGAGTGAAGACTTAAATGAAATAAGGGAGCTAATTAAATGGTGCAATGGTAAATCAGATAGTGCGATGGGAAAATATACAAACATTACGATTCAATTAGCAAAATGCGATGATGGTTCGCTTATTTGGAATACAGGTGACGGAATTTTAATAAATATTGAAGAAAATAGTGCGTATTCTGAATTTCATAAATATTTCAGTCGTGCGTTGGCAGAATCAGATAGCACTATGGGAAAATACTTGCAAGTATCCGATGCTGTTATTATGAAAAGGGTTTTTGCTTATGCAAGATGGTTAGATGAATATGGGTGGAAGGTGGATTCGGAAGATGGATTCTGGTTCAGGGAATGTGAAGATGAATTGACACCTGATATTTCTGTTGAATATGCCGATGAAATGGTTTGGGCAATGTTTAAAAAATAAATAATTAATAAAAATATGGCTTACGGATTAGTTGTACAATTTCATCCAAAAATACAAGGTGAATTGTTAGAATATGTTTTAGAAGAAATAATGAAGTGTCATTGTGCTGAATCAGATGGCGATTATTATATATCCTCCTGCAAAGAGGAATCTGATTTGTGTTCGGAAAGATATTTTGATGAGCGGCATTCAACTTATTCTAATTGTCGAATGTCATTTAAACGGTTAAAACGATTTATGAAATTGAATTGGGATTATTGGAAAGATGCTGTTTTATATGCTGAAATACAGTTTATAGATAAAAGAACCGATTTACGATATAGTTATGAAATTGGAGTTTCTTTAAATTCCATATACCTCAAATGAAAGTAAACCGAAAGAAAATACACCGGATGTTTGGTGGCCGTTGCGCCTATTGTGGTTGTATGCTTAAAGACGAATCAGGAAAATACATGCAAATTGACCATATTAAGCCAATAAGGCGCAATTATTTTTTAAATGATTCTTTGTTCCCAGAAAATGATAACGAAGAGAACTTATTCCCGGCATGTCCAAAATGCAACAATTACAAGCACTCGATGAATATTGAGGAATTCCGAAACGAAATAAGACGTTCTATTGAAAAATTAAAGGCTTATGCTTCTTTTAATAATGCCGTCAGGTTTGGGATGATAGAAATAAAAGAATGGGATGGATTGTTTTGGTTTGAAAAATTTAATAATTAAAATCATGAATGAATTATTTATTATTGAAATAATTGACGAAGCAAAAAAAGGGGTTGTTCAAGATCGTCTTTATGATATTGGGAGATTTAATTTTTGTTTGTCAAAAAAAGAAGTTAACAAACATATCAAGGAAGCCATATCAAAAGGTGTTTACAGGGTCAAAGACATGGAAAATATAACAAATGATTATTATTATCAGTTTGGATAATGTTTTATCGTAATAGTTTTCTACATTTGTAGTGCCGGGATGAAATCCGGCTTTTATTGAACATTGAATGTATATTAAAAATGACAGAGGAAATTAAAAAGCGGATTAAATTACTTGGATTGAAAAAATCCCATGTAGCAAATAAGATAGGTGCTACTCCTTCTGAGTTTTCTCATTTTCTAACAGGCAAAAGAGGTATTGACCCTAATAAGCTTTTTGCGCTTAAAAATTATCTTGGATTGAATTAATTTTTTTTTTTTACTAAGTAAAAAATAATTGACATGGCAATTTTTCGTAAAATTCATGTGACTTTCTGGAGTGATAGTTTTATTTCAGAATTAGATAGAGACAAAAAACTATTTTACATTTATCTTTTAACAAACGAGAGAACGTCACAGTGTGGAATTTATGAAATAACCAAAAAGCAAATTTCTTTTGATCTTGGATACAATATAGATACAGTATCTAAACTATTTGAATACTTCATAAAAATAGGTAAAATAAGGTATAATGAGACGACAAAAGAAATAGCTATAAAAAATTGGTTAAAATATAACGGAAGCAATTCACCAAAAGTGCAATCATGTATAAATAAGGAGTTTGAAAAAATAAAAGATATAGTATTAATACAGTATATAAACAATATAGATACACAATCACAACAAGAAGAAGAACAAAACACAGAACAAGAAAAAGAAAAAGAAGCATTTGATTTTAAAAAATCTCTTTTAAGTTTAGGAATAGAAAAAAATATTGTTGAAGATTGGTTAAAAGTAAGAAAAACTAAAAAGGCGGTCAATACTGAAATAGCTTTTAATAAAATAAAGACTGAAATTGAAAAGTTAGGATTAACAGCAAATGAATGTATAAAAATAGCAGTTGAAAAATCATGGTCTGGTTTTAATTCAGAATGGATACAAGATAAACAAATTATATCAACCAATAATTTATCTTATGAATCTGAAAGAGATGCAATTTTAAATAGCAAGCATTTTATTGAAGAAAAGAGACGGCAAATAGCAGAACTTGATAAAAAATACAAACGATGAATGATCGTCAAATAAGATACACGTTTGAGTTGATGAAAAGCCTTAATGAAGTTATTGAGGTTAGAATTATTGAATCAACAGGAAAGACGTATAGTGGGTATTTTAAGGACGTCGATTCTTTAGTAAAGCATGTTGGTAGGTACGATAACTTTAATATCTATTTCGTTTTAAATAGCATAAACGAGGCTTGTTTTTCACGTGAGCAAAGCAATATAATCATTGATAAGCCAAAAAACACCACCTCTGACAATGATATAACAAGGCGGGATTGGTTACTGATTGACATTGACACAAAGCGATCAACAGGTGTAAGTTCAACCGACGAAGAAAAGCATAATTCAAAAAATACTGCCAATAAAGTTTTTGCCTATCTTAGGGATATTGGGTTCAATGCACCGATTTGTTGTGATTCTGGCAATGGTTTTCATTTGCTTTACAAAATAGACCTTCCAAATGACATTGAAAGTAAAGAGTTACTTCAAAAACTATTGCAGGTATTAGACCTTTATTTTTCGGATAGCAGGGCTGAAATTGACAAAGCAGTTTTTAATGCTTCACGAATTACTAAGCTTTATGGAACTGTGGCAAGAAAAGGCAAAAACACCCCCGAAAGGCCACATCGGGAAAGTTTTATAAAATCTGTTCCAGATCAAATCAAAGTAACCCCAGTTGAGTTATTAAAACGAGTTGCGGATTTATTGCCAATAAAAGAGCAACCAACATTCAATAACAATTACGGAAAAAGTGAATTTAATTTGGATGACTTCATTAATAAAAATTCTATCGGTGTAAAATCAAAGGAAAATTACGGAACTGGAATAAAATATAATCTTGAACAGTGCTTGTTTGATAGTTCACATAAAGGCAAAGATGCTTGTTTATTTCAGCTTCAAAATGGTGCAATAGGTTATAAGTGTTTGCATAATAGTTGTTCAAGTTATAAATGGCAGGATGTAAGGAAGTTATTTGAACCAAATGCTTATGATAGGAATATCAGCCTTACTCAAAACCGGACAATTAAGCCAACCTCAAAAACACAGGGAAACACAGAAGAAAACGGGGATAAGTTTTTGAGGTTTTCAGAAATAAAAACAATTGATAGAAGTAAAATTGTTTCAATACCAAGTCGTTTAATTGAAGTTGATAAAAAGATAATCGGGTTTAATAAGGGTGAAATTTCTTTATGGTCTGGAAAAAATGCTTCTGCAAAGTCAACAATATTGAATCAGCTTGCTCTTAATGCAGTTGATTTGGGTTTTAAGGGTGCTATTTTTAGTGGAGAGCTAACTCCTGTCAGGTTAAAGAATTGGACACACTTACAATCAGCTGGACGACAATACACAAAGCCAACTGAATATGAAAACCTTTTTTATGTACCCTCGTTGATTGGGGAAAAAATTGATAACTGGCTTGAAGAAAAATTGTTTGTTTATAACAATAAATATGGAAATGAGTATTCTCAACTTTTGATTGATCTTGAGGCAGTAATCCTTGAAAAGAATTTAGATTTTTTAGTTCTTGACAATATTATGGCACTGGATTTTAGCACAGCTTCAAGGGATAAATACGAAGCACAAACAAAAGCAATGCTTGACATTGATCGTTTGGCAGATAAAACAAACACACACATCCACATTGTTGCGCATCCACGGAAGGCAGTTACTTTTTTACGCAAAGATGACATAAGTGGAACGGCTGATATTACTAATATTGTTGATAATGTTTTTATTTGTCATCGGGTAAATAATGACTTTGTAACAAGCGCAAAGCAGTTTTTTGATATGACAATTGTTTCGCAATTTGTAGGTTTTTCAAATGTTATAGAGATTTGTAAAAATAGGGACTTAGGAGTTATGGATGCTTTGTTTGGATTTTATTACGAAATTGAAAGCAAAAGGATATTGAATTATAATTATGAAAATATAGTTTATGGATGGCAAGATGCCGTAGAAGCAAGGCAGATAGATTTCAATGGCTATTTGCCAGAGGAAAAGAAGCATAACAGTGAATTTTGGGAAGAAAAAACAGATACATATACACCGTTTTAAAATGATTTGTAACGATTGTAATATTGAAATGAACAGTAAAAGTTTTGTATCACGAACTGTTTTTTATTGCTCTAAATGTCAGGCTTACAAAATAACCGAATTAGATTGTGGTCATGAATTCATGCTTGTTTTATTTTCTCTATCCAACGGATCGGAACAATTAAGGCAAATGTGTACGAAGTGTTTTTACCGTCAGCCAAAAGCATTAAAACAAGGCGAACATAATTTGACCAATGTGCTGAGAAAAACAGAATTGTCTTATCAGGATTATTATTCAAAACAAACAATTGGAGAAAGCACCGACATTAGAAAATTTATTGAGCCATTTAAAGAGAAGCAAAAGACTGACTTTTGTAGAATTTACACAGACTATATAGGATCGGACGAGTGGAAGGGAAAGAGGGAAAAAATACTTAGGAGAGATTTAGGAAAATGTCAAATTTGCGGTAAAGAAGCCGAACAGGTTCATCATTTAACCTACGTTCATTTAAAAAACGAATATACCTTTGAACTTGTTTCTTTATGCAAAGAATGCCATAAAAACGAATATCATTCAGGACAAATAACAGAACATTCAAATAATTTTAAGGACGATTACAACCCCAACCAACAATTTGAACCAAGAAACGGAGATGAGCCTTTTTAAATTTATAAATACAAAGTCATGACAAAAAAAGTAAAAATAGAACTATCACCTTACAATGCTCTTGAGATTTTAAAATTTTGCCGAGAATTCATTAACGATGAAACGGAATTGATATGATCGAAAACCAATTACTGCCAGACTTGCGGATAGCCGAAGTTAACGCCCAGCCATTTCGTCACGGCTCATTATTTTCCGGTATTGGTGGCTTCGATTTAGCGGCTCAGTGGATGGGATGGGAAAACGTCTTTCATTGCGAGTGGAACGAATTTGGAAAGAAAGTATTGAATTATTATTGGCCTAATGCTATAAGTTATGACGACATCACAAAAACAGACTTCACTATTCACAGAGGAAACATTGACATCCTTACGGGTGGATTTCCATGCCAACCATACAGCCACGCAGGGAAACGGCTTGGAAAGGAAGATGAACGCCATTTGTGGCCGGAAATGCTTAGAGCAGTTCGAGAGATTTCCCCGCGTTGGGTTGTGGGCGAAAATGTTAGCGGAATCACTAATTGGAACGGAGGTTTGGTATTCAACGAGGTGCAAGCTGATTTGGAAGTTGAAGGCTACGAAATACTCCCGTTTTTACTTCCAGCTGCAAGTGTTGGCGCTCCCCATAAAAGAGAACGAATTTGGTTTATTGCCTACAATACAAACACAGGGATTGAAGGTTTGCAACAACGGAAAGACCGAATATATAAAACTGAATATTCTACCGACACCGAACGCACGAGATTACAAATCGCCAAATCGAGTGAACAGTTCCAGCCCATATTCGATGCTGAACGAAACAATTCACAAAATGATGTTACCGACACCAACAGCCACCGGATCGCAGAGGAACACGAATTTTGCACAAGGAGGAACTTGTCTGAAAGTTGCGTTGATGAATCAAGGATTTTTACCAACACCGGATGCAGCGAGCGGGAAAACGGGCTACATGGGAAAGAACAGGGAAGGGAAACAACAGAATTTGGAGACAGTTATACGAAATTCGGACGATTCTCTAAATTCCCAATTGCTGAACCCACAGTTTGTAGGGGAAATGATGGGCTTTCCTCCCAACTGGACGGAATTACCTTTTCTAAATGGAGAAATGAATCTATCAAAGCCTATGGGAACGCAATAGTTCCCCAGGTTGTCTATCAAATTTTCAACGCCATAAGTGTCCACGAAGCGGAATATGGTTGGCGTTAACGGTATCCGGCTATGTGCAGGGCGGGATGCGTGGAAAAATTTGTCGAGCTGCACAAACCAACGGGCGGGTTAAGTCGCTCGAATTACAAATACTACCCGACTTGACACATAGCTGGGGTTATTTTTCAGGCTTTAATTTTCATATTGTCAACATTAAACACTTAAATTATGATACTCGAAACAAGAGATATTAAAGAATTTCACAAAAACGGGCAATTGATGTATGAAACTACATTTGGCGTTGTGGCTACGATGTTTGCCCCTGCATATAAAAATATGATTCACAATGAAAAAGTTTAAAATTACGTCAGTTGCCGCAATTGCGGGTATTTTGCTGTTATGTGCTGTTTTTAGTCAGGCACAGTCTCAAAAAATAGATACGGTTAGGATCGTTCTATTAGTGTCAGATACAACGCACTATATTAGCGAATATCAAGTTTGGCAAAGTTGCGAACAGTATGGATGCAAAATTCCACACAATAGTAACCTTTTTGCACATTTTAAAACCATAAAAACCGACGAAGGAAATGGCGGATATGGTAATTGCTATTGGACTTATGGGTATTCTGTAAGAGAATTTCATTACGGAAATGAATTTGTAAATGATGCTTCATGTATTAATTGTCCAGACTATTGGAAGCATTTATATTACCTAAACGATAAGAAAAAACCAGTCAAAAATACTGGATTAATTGTCTGGCAGAGTGTCCCTGTTAAATAGCACATAACGTAAAATGTAACCGCAGTAGCGGATTTCGGAGAACTGAATTATCAATTTACACTAAAAATAAAATAGAATGAAAAACTTTAAATTACTTACTAAAACCGCTATTGTCGGTTACATATTGTTAGCAAACGTTACTGTTTTCGGACAGGATAAGCAACTTTATGTAGAAATAAAAGACACCATCGAAACTGCTTACCATACTTATTTTTCAGGATGGGAGCAAAGAGGCTTTAATTATAGCCAAAAAACCATAAGTGATAGCATAGGTATTGATAGTGTTATAATTAAAAAATTGTACTATGTCGAAAAGTACGACCCGTATATTGATATTAGAGCAAAATCAGACACGATATTACCATACGCTTATCGAAAAGTATATCTCGGATATGAAGAAAGAAAATATCCAAAAGGCAATAAAAGCAAAGACACTCGATTTAGCGGATTTTAATGTTTGCTAACGGTCGAGTGTAGCACAAGTAAGGGATTGCGGAGTGCAAACCTATCAAACTACACCGACAAACAAGCGGGCTACAACGCTTCAAATTTGTAGCGAAACCCTTATTGGTGCTACACTTTGTTACCACCGGTACTTTGTTAAACATTTTAAATTCAATTATATGATTTCAATTAATGAAGCAAAACAGATTAGAGAGCAATTCGGATTTACTCACATAGTAATTCTTGGAATTGACAAAGAAGGGAAACAATTCCTTGCCACTCACGGCAAAAGTAGAGCAAATGCAAAACAAGCTGCTGATATGGGTAACCATTTGAAAAAGGAATTGCATTGGCCAGTACAAAATTGCAACGCTAAACCACTGGAAAGGATTTGTTCTCATTGCGATTATTGGCAACGTGGATACCACCGACCAGGTGACGTAATTCAGGAAAATCAGAACGGAAAATGTATGTTTAACCCTGAACCAATTTTGCGATATGAAAAAGACATCGCCTGTGGTCAGTTTCTGCCAGTCGTTTAGTATTGGTGGTAACGGACTTGCATACCAGCAGGGCAGGATTACGAGCTACTCACTATCAATTTACACGAAATGACATTAAAAGCACAAAAACTCCAAGTTGCTGATGACCTCGGCAATGATTTATTAGCCGATGTTAGCATTAGTAGTTTATCTCAGTCTTTAATTAAAAAAGCTGTTGATGACATAGAACAAAAAAGACAAGAGGCTTTCATTAATCGGCTCAAAGAATTAAATATTGAATTTGACCCTGAAATAGAACAGCATCGAAGATTTAAACGCTTTGCTCGTGAAATTAGAGGCGATGAAGAAGTTATTTATTATAACGATGGCTCAATGAGTGGTTTAAGAGTTATAACCTTTAAAACAACACAAGAACCATTCAATCCTGAAAAGTTTAGCATTGGGTACACGGTTTCTTACTATTAATGCTAACGTTAAATGTTTGTGCAGTTGGGGATTAGAAACCACTGCACTATCAAAATAGTACTAACTTAATAAATTGTAAAACAGATGAATACACCACAAAACCCCCAATTGCATAAACATATTGTTATGCCTTCGTGCTTGAATTTGTCGCTAATTACTAATTGGTTTGACATGACTAAGGCATTGATAAAAAAAGAGGACTACCGAGAATTAACGCCTTTTTGGTGCAATAGGTTTCTTTTATACGATGGGAAACCAAAAACAGTAAAATGGTGGTCATTTATGCAAAACTATGAAGGTTGTTTTTTCAGGAAAGCGATTGAAAGTAATATTGAAAATGGCAAAATAACATTTAAACATTTCGATATTAACAGAATGACATTAGGCTACCCAAAAGCTACTGATAAGTCTAAAATATTGGACATAGAACACAAAGGAATTGAAATCAGAACTGGAAATGTAGAATGGGGGGCAGAACCAAATAAAATATACTTTGTCATTATGCACGGAGCTATTTTAGCATGAGGCATAACGTTGGTGGTATGGTTAGTTGCCGATTGCGGACTACTTCCCTATCAACCGACATAAACTTACAAGCGGGTGGTAACGCTTCAAATTAGTACAAATACGGCAATTAACTATACCACGGGTTATAGCCAGTTTTAATTTTAATTATGAGAACAACATTAAAAATGTCAGACCTTAAATACAAAGATGGATTTCCTGCAAATATTGACAGGAATAATTTAGTTGTAGTTCAAATTCAAACATGTAACAAACAGGGAGTTGTTTTGTACACCTGCAAAGAACGTGGTGTTCAAGATAGATGTTATTTGCCTTTAGAGTTGAATAAAATATATGCTGAAAAGCTATATATTATCCGTCCCTAAAATTGGCTATAACGATGACGTATATATGCAGTGGCGGATGAACCGGAAAAGATCAGAAAAGCGAAAATGCAGTTTTAATAATTTTTTTTAGGGAGGGGTGTTTTTTTTGTTTTTTATTTGGAGTTAATAAAAATGTGTGTATATTTGTACCATTAATGACACACAAAACAGCATGAGAAGATTTCATTTATTTATTGAGCAAGAATGGTACGATAGGTTGAAGCGGGATGCAAAGGCTCATGGATTTACTACAATTTCTTCATTCGTTAGGTTTATCATTATTAAGTTCTTTGAGAAAAATAAAAAGCAATAGCGATAATAGAGTTACTTCACCGGAACTTTGTGTCGTAGGTTCGAGTCCTACTATCCTGCCAATAAATAAGCAAATGCGGGATATAGCTCAGATGGTAGAGCAAAAGTATAAAGCTCTCTGTTAAATTTACTTTGCTTTTTAAAATATTGCGAGTGGCGAGAATAATGTTACTTCTTTGGATGAAAACACACATTGTTCATTTTTCCCTTGCAAAAATCTTGGTGGTAGCGAAATGTGGGTTACTTCGAATGCTAATCGAGAGGTCGGGGGTTCGATTCCTTCACAGTCGCAAGACTGTTAGCTCAGTTGGTTAGAGCGCTAAAATCTCTCACATTGATTATCTCCACCATCTTATTTGTAAGGGTTGCAAGCGTAAAGCTTCGCAACCCTTTTTTGTTTACTCACTTTTAAAATTATAGCTTATGTCAAGATTTAATCAGACTTCGGAAGGAACTAAAACCGTAAATTTAGCAGGAGGACAGGCTTACACCCAAACACCTGAATTAGAATTAGTATCAATTCTTTTAACTTCATTTGCCAATGATCAATTTTACAAATCGGCCAATGATACTTTTGATCGTTTAAAAGAATTGGTAAAAGTTTGCGACAAACAATTTGTTGCACAAGCTGCCATATATGCCAGAAAACAGTTTGGAATGCGTTCAATTACCCATGTTGTTGCTTCTGAACTCGCAAAGCATATTTCGGGCGAAAAATGGGCAAAAGACTTCTATTCTGCCATTATTTACAGGCCAGATGATATGATGGAAATTGTTTCGTATCATACCTCTAAAAACGGCAAATTGACAAATTCAATTAAAAAAGGGTTTGCTAAAGCGTTTGATAAGTTTGATCGCTACCAGTTGGCAAAATACAGAGGCGAAGGAAAAGGATTTAAACTTATTGATGTGGTGAACCTCGTACACCCAACTCCAACCGAAAAAAACGCAGATGCCATAAACGCACTCGTAAAAGGTGAATTGAAATCGTTTGATACCTGGGAAACTGAACTTTCAAAAGCCGGACAAATTTCGACAACCGAAGAAGAAAAGGCAGACTTCAAAAAGGATGTTTGGGTAAAACTAATCAAAGAAAACAAACTTGGTTATTTTGCACTGCTTCGTAATTTGAGAAACATTATCGAACAAGCACCGGAAGTTATCAATGAAGCGATTGAAACCCTTACAAACGAAGCAATAATTAAAAAATCGTTAGTTTTGCCATTCCGTTTTATAACTGCTTTTGAAGAAATCGCAAAATTGAATGATGGGAAAATTGTCAGAACTGTTTTGATGGCTTTAAACAAAGCTGTTGATATTGCGGTGAACAATGTTCCTAAATTTGATGGTGAAACATTGGTGGTTCTGGATGTATCTGGATCAATGTCGGGGAAACCTGCAATAATTGGATCGTTATTTTCAGCAGTTTTGATAAAATCGAACAATGCTGATTTTATGGTTTTTGCGGACAATGCGAAATATGCAAACGTGAATCCAATGGATTCGACTATTACAATAGCAAATTCATTGTGTTTTGCTTCTGGTGGAACTAATTTCAGAGCTATTTTTAATGTGGCAAATAAAAAGTATGATCGTGTAGTTATCCTTTCAGATATGCAGGGATGGATTGGCGGATATACCCCAACGGCTGAATTTAATCAATACAAAAAAATGACCGGAGCGAATCCGTTTGTCTATTCATTTGATCTCAATTCTTACGGCTCAATGCAGTTTCCTGAAACAAATGTATTCTGCCTTGCCGGATTCTCTGAAAAGGTTTTTGATATTATGAAGTTAATGGAACAGGACAAAAAAGCGTTGGTGAACGAAATTAAGAAAGTCTCGTTTTCCTAACAATTTGGAACAAATTGCAGCGCGTGGGCAAAAAAATTATTAAAACGGTCGAGTACCGATTCAGTTTCAACAAAGCACGGCTGCCGCCATTGACATATATACGAAGTTATAAACAGGCCTTATTTTGCTTTTTCAGGCGTAGCCTGTGGCTTGTTTATAACGGTGTGGTATTGTAGCAGGGCGGGAGATTTACCCGAAAGCCTACTAAGTACCCACTACGTTCCAAAACTCTAATTTCCTGTCCGGTACGCACAATACCCGACTTGACTACAATACTAAGTTATGCAACAGCTATTTATTTTAACAATTAATAATCACAAAATGAAAATTCAATTTGACACAACAGCAAAAACAATTAAGATTGAAGAGCAAGTAAATCTTGGTGAATTAATTATGAAACTCGAAATGCTATTGCCAAACGGACAGTGGAAGGAATACAGTTTAGAAGTTTCTATTATATATAATTGGGGTTATCCAGTTGTAATAACAGAGCCTATTCCGTTTGTTAATCCGTGGCTTCCATTTTGGCAACAACCAATCATTACTTGTGGTACTTCAAATTATTCCGATAATGGTATCTACAACGTGCAAATATAGTTGTGCATAACGATGGTGCTATGAAAAGTAGCGGATTACGAATCGAAAAACTATCAAGCTATGACAACAGATAATACGAGTACAAACCTTGCGAATACCACGAAACACGCTATTTTTTATAGCACGTGTTACCCGCAGTTATTATTTTTTCAATGAACATCGGATTAGTAGATATTGACGGACATAATTTTCCAAACCTTGCTTTAATGAAAATTTCGGCATATCATAAAAGTATTGGAGATAATGTAAGCTGGGTAGATATTGGAAACTATGACCGAACATATATGAGTAAAGTATTTACATTTTTTCCTGACTACTCAAAAGGATTTGCCAACTATGGCGAAATAATAAAAGGCGGAACAGGTTTTAAAATGACAAATACACTACCATCAGAGATTGATAAACTTTGCCCCGATTATTCTATTTATCCAAAATTTACGGCTGCTTATGGTTTTTTAACGAGAGGTTGCCCGAATAAATGCAGTTGGTGTGTAGTGCCAAATAAAGAAGGTAATATACAACCTTATGCAGATATTGAAGAGTTTTTGCAAGGTAGAAAAGAAGCCGTTTTAATGGATAATAATGTTTTAGCTCACGAACACGGATTACAACAGATTGAAAAAATAATAAAATTAGGGATTAAGATAGATTTCAATCAGGGTTTAGATGCTCGAATTATTGCAAAAGATAAAGGCATTGCAGAGTTATTGAGTAAGGTTAAATGGAGTAGATATTTGAGAATGGCTTGTGATACAAAAAGCCAAACACCATACATTGACAAAGCTCTTGCAAATCTTAATGATTACGGATTTAAAAATTACAGGGTATTTGTTTATGTACTGGTAAAAGAAATACCTGATGCACTTGATAGAGTTATGTTTTTAAAAGAAAAAGGTTGCAGCCCATTTGCTCAACCATACCGAGATTTTGAAACTAATAAAGAACCAAATTATGAACAGAAAAGATTTTCACGATGGGTAAATCACAAAGCAATTTTCAAAACCGTACAATTTTCGGAGTACCGTTAATTGCGGGTAACGTTTCGTGTATGGGTAGTGTGGGAATACGAAGCATTGCCCTGTCAAATTACAAATAACTTAAATACGAGATACAATGATTGAACAACAACAAAACCCCACATTACCTATACACGGTGTTGTACGCAGTGCTTTTATTAATCAAATTACTTGCATTGATTGGCAGGAAGGAATTAAGCAAGTTTTAAACGGAAGTATTGATTTGGTAGTAACAGACCCACCATACGGAATGCAATTTCAAAGCAACTTCCGAAACGTAAAACATAAAAGTATTCAAAACGATGATAACTTAGACTGGTTGGGTGGTTGGTGTAAAGAACTAAAACGAGTATGCAAACCTGAAGCACACCTTTATATTTTTTGCAGTTGGCATAAAGTAGATGAGTTTAAAAAGCAAATAGGGGCGTATTTTAATGTAAAAAATATACTTATATGGGAAAAGAACAATACAGGAATGGGCGACTTAGAAGGAGATTACGCCCCGAAATACGAAATGATACTATTTTGTAGTAATGGAAGCAAAAAATTAAATGGTGGGCGTGATGCAAATATATTGAAGGCAAAAAGAACAGGAAACGAAAACCACCCGACCGAAAAACCTGTAAATTTGATTAGATACTTAATTGAAAAAAGTAGCAACAAAGGCGATTTAGTTTTGGATACTTTTGCAGGTAGCTTCTCAACCGCACAGGCTTGTAAAGAAATAGGGCGCGATTTCATTTGCTTTGAAATTGAACCCGAATATTGTCGAACCGCTAAAAACTTGCTTAATGGTGTATCGCTGTCGCTTTTTTAGCATTGCATACAACGGTTTGTGTATATGAGAAGTGGCACTTGTACGAACTTGAATTTTAGCACAAATGCTGATGTGCCATTTCTTATATACGCTGTTAGCAGTAGTACGGATTTAAACCACAAATGCTCAATCGGAGAACGAAACCCTTTTCTTTTCTTTTTTGAGCGATGGCAAAAATAATTTTGAAAAAATTAAAAATATGATTGAAGTAAATAAGAATTATAATGAGAGTAATTTAGAAACAATGGCAAAAATGCCTGATTGCTTTGTGGACTTAACTGTAACATCGCCACCATACGATAATCTTAGAACATACAACGGGTATTGTTTTGACTTTGAGAATATAGCAAAAGAATTATATCGAATTACAAAACAAGGTGGGATTGTTGTTTGGGTTGTAGCAGATGCAACAGAGAATGGAAGTGAAACGCTTACATCATTTAGGCAAGCAATTTACTTCAAAGAAATTGGTTTTAATATACACGATACAATGATTTATGAAAAATCGGGAATGGCAAATCCATCAAGTAATAGATACCATCAAACATTTGAATATATGTTTATTTTAAGCAAAGGAAAACCAAAAACATTTAATCCGATAAAAGACAGAGAAAATAAATATAAGGGCGTTTGTGGTGGAGAAAAATCATTTAGGGCTGATTTTGGAATGAGATTTAATGTATGGCGGTTTGCAAATGGTGGGAATAATACATCAACTGATAAAGTTGTATTTAAACATCCTGCACCATTCCCTGATAAATTAGCTAACGACCACATAATAAGCTGGAGTAATGAAAATGATTTGGTTTATGATTGCTTTATGGGAAGTGGAACAGTAGCTAAAATGAGTATTTTAAACAACCGTAATTGGATAGGTAGCGAAATATCAAATGAATACTGTAATATCATTGAAGAACGTATTAAAAAAGCGTGGGGAGAAAAAAGAAAAGAAAAAGATTTAACGCAGAAAACTCTATTCGGAGATGGAATGTAGTATTACTGCTAACGGTTGGCGGTATGAAATCGAAGCGGATTGCGAGCGATGAACTGTCAGCCACAACCAAAGTAAATACGGGAAACAAAGCCCCAAAATAGCACTGAACCCGCTTTGTTTTATACCGTGTGTTATGGTTTCGTGCTTTGTTTAATTGTTAATTTTAATTTATATGTCAAAAGAAAAATGTTGGGTTTTTGTCGATAAGGACGGAACTGAAAAAATATCAAATAGCGAACCAATGCGAAGACAATTTAAAGGCAAGAGAATATTGTCTGCTATGTGGGGAATGTGTACAGGTAATTATTCTAAAAACAATTGGAATAAATGGTGTAACGGATGGTCTACCGATGAAAAGGATTTTCTACCATTTATGGGTGTAATTATTCCAAAAGGAACTATCGAAAAAATTATAGGTCGTAAAATTTCATGGGAAGATGAACCTGTCGAGGTGCGTTTTTAGCATGAACCATAACGGTTGCAAATATGAAACATTTTAAAACAGGACTTAAATAGAATTAATAAACTTAACAATTAGTATAAACTTTATTTTGAAATACGAAAAAAATGTTTTATATTTGTTGTTATAAACATGTAAAAATTATGGCTAAATGCAGAGGAAACAAACAAGATGATGAAATATTTTCAGCAATACTTCCAAAATGGAACAATGTATTGGAAAAAGCATCAAATGGTGGTTACAGAAACTTAAATGATGATAGTGATGGAAGTTTGCTAACAGAAGCATTAAATCTTGTTTGTTTAGAACACAATTGGACAATGGAAGATTTTGAAGAATATCAAATGACGTTAAGACGATAATAATTTTTATTGTTTATAACGGTTGCAAATATATTGTCGTTTTAATGCAATATATTTGTTGTTATGTTTTAGTTTTAAAAATTTTATACCTTATAATATGAAAAAGACAATAAATAAATGGAAAACAGATAAATGTGGTAGGTGTGGTGAAGCACATGATAATTACACTGGTAAATTAGACGCAAATGGTGTTGAATATGTTATATGCGGAAATACCAACAAAAGAATGAATGTGAGTGGTGAAGGTAAAGAAGGAAACACATTTGCATTCTCAACTGAGTGGATTAAAATAAATAATCCATAAAATTTTTTAAATTAAACATAACGGTCGACGGTTGGCGAAGTTGCCGACTACAAAGCACAAAAGTATCAATTTAAAACACAGTATGATATGAGTAAAAAACATTCAAAAAACCATAAAAACGGCAATTGTGCTAACCGTGTGTTACCACCAGTTAAAACCTTAAAATCATTCATTAAA